GCCTTGTGTCCTCCCGTTCTTGAACTGTGAAATAATAGGTGGTATTGCTCCAGGGAAAGAAAGGGGGATTTAATGGGATTTAATGGGATATTTTGGGATTTATTTGGAGAAAATTGATAATAAAATTAATAATATAAAAAGGGGGTTAAAATTTAATTAAATGAAAAATTAAAATATTTAGGGAAAAACCATGCGAATTTGAAATTAGGCTGTTTTTTTTGCCGAATTCGCTTGGTTTTGCTCCATTCGTTTGATGTTTATTTTGGGATTATGAAGCATTGCAAAATTATTAGATTAATCGCTTTAATTATTATCACGGCGGAGGAGATATTTTTTAAAATCAATTACTTTTACCCTAGAGAAGTGTGGCCACACTTCTATGCAGCATTGCCCCTTTTATTATTATTTGCTATGTTGTTATCGCTCTCAGGTTCTATATTAAGAGATTTTTCTATACGGTCTAACCGCTCTTCCAGCTTCACTGATCTATGAAAAGACTTAATATTAAAGGATAATGAATCTGCGTATTCTGTTTTAGATTCCAGTACATGCCTTGTCATGGAGAGCAGCTCTTGAATTTCAGAGTTATTATTATGAACATTAATCTCAGTGTCAGATTCTGGAATCTCTTTATTTAAGATATAATTACTCTTCTTATAATTATCTATCCATTTTCTAACTCTTCCTTCGCTTGGCACATTAATAGTCGTCCCTGAAAATTCTTCTGATAATTTATATATGATCTGCTGTAAATTTAAGACAGGGCTGGCTTTAAGAAGGTTTACTATAAAGGTTTTGAGCTCAGGCTGCTGGTCTATCTTTCCGGTCCCTTTTCGGTTTCCGTAGTTTGCTCCCAGGTGCCCTCTCGCGCTAATAAGTTTGCGCCAATTTTTTATAGTCCCTCCGGAGATAGTGGGGACATAAGTTATGCACGCTTCACGGATGGGCCTTAAGCCCTCATTGTAAAGGCGAGCATAGGATTCCATACTTTTTTTTACCGCTTCTCCTGATTCATTTTTATATTTTTTCCAGTCAGCTAAAACCATGCGCCTTTGTCTATCCCGCTCTTTTTCATTACCTTCCAATTTGGCAATATCTTTGGTTACATCCGTTGTTATTTTAATTGTATCATCATTCATAAGACCTCTACCTGATATAAGCCAATCCATACTAAGGTTGTATCCACTGGCAATTCTGTATATCCAATTTAAAAGGAATACATCACCTTTCTTTTTAAGGTTAGTGATGGATTGAGGGGTTATATTTAAAAAACTTGCTAATTGCCGCTGTGTTTGTATGTCAGTGGCCTTTTTTACTCTGTCCCAGACTTCATCAAATGGAAAATCGAACTTCAAAGTTACACCTCTAAACTTTTAAGTGATCTTTTAAGTTATACCAATACTTAAAAGTAATAGATAACATATTGAAATAATTAGAAATAAGGTAATAATTTAATTAAATTTAAAAAATATAACTTTTAAGTGTTTTTTATCTTGACAAATACTCCTACTAGGCTTATTCTACGTCTAAAGAAATTAAAACAATAGACCCTAAAAACAAAAAAAAGAGCACGTAATGACCTATTTAGAATCCTTAAAAAAAGAACATGAAAAGGCTATCAATGTAGCCTCATCGATTCCGGTAGAGTGCTGCCAGGCGCTTCGAGTTGAGATCGATCTTCTGGTTTCCAGGGGAGCTTCATTGAGTGAAGCAAAAGCAACATTACTGCCGGTAATCGATAATTTTCAGGAAACCCGAGAGGCAAAGAAGTAATATGATCACCAACTATTTCATTTGCCATGGCAAACTGTATCAACTGAGTATGCCGTTCAAGAAGCACTCTCCATGTTCCCGGATGCAGATCCTCCCATGTTTCAGAGATAGGGGCTTTTACAAAACTCTCTATAGCTTGATCCGCGCGTTTTTCAAAATTAACCCGGTATCTGACACTGTTGATCTGATACCACTTAGGTCTGAATATGTCATTTAAGGGCCAAATAATTTTAACAACATCCCACCCCATTAACTTCACAGGGGGGATGTTTTCTATCGGTCGCTCCATAACCTGTTCAAAGTACTCTTTAGCTAAAAGTAAATTATCAACCATTTGTGAATTAATCCTATTTCAAGGAAAATTAAAATGAATCTGTTAAAAAAATACATCAAGCTAAAAGGTATTACCGCGGTACAGATCAGCGAGGCCACCGGCCTTGGATACCACTGCGTTGATAAAACCTTAAAAGGCCTGCGTAAAGGCCATGTTCCGCGCACAAAAATTGCTTCGTATCTCGATATCCCTTATGAGCAAGTATGGGGCTCCAGGTCTTCGAAGTATATCTTTAAACTCATAGAGAAAGAGATACAGCGCAGCGCCGACAGCGCCAGAGAGCAGAAAATCCGCGTACTCAAGCGCCGGTTTTTAGACTGCGACTACCAAGTAAATGCAAGAGTAGCAAATATTTGAGGGGTTTGCAATGTCTAAAAATAAAAAAAGACTGGACAAAAACCAGATGTGTCTTTTTGACTCGACGATAGACCAATATATCTCCCTTAAGACTGAAATACTAAGCCCTCCAAAACCAAAAAGAGGGGCACACTCATGGGAAGAGGAGTGTGTTGAGGTCGCAGTTGCGATTAAACGTGCAATAAAGGAAAGCGGCCTGAGCCGCGATCAGGTTGTGGACGCGGTTAATGAGTATTATGGATGGGGAAATGAAATCACAGATTCGAGATTTGAGATATCAGAGGATAAGAAGACCAAAAAGGCGTTATCCATCCATATATTTAACCATTATTTGAGCAAGCCTTATGAATACCCAATCCCTGCATATCTAATATTCGCAATACAGAAAATTACCGGATCACTGACGCCGTGCAGGGTATTTGCGGAGGCGGAGGACGCCCAGGTTATATCTGGCGATGAAAAGCGGGCGCTTACGCTTGGAAAGCTGGATGAAACGATTACGGAGATGCAGATGTTAAAGAAGGAACTGAGGGTGAGGCGGAGATAGTCTGTATATATAAAGGTTGCAAAAATCATGCCAAGATATTGAGAAAAGAAACGATCTCTACGAACGGAAACGGATATGACAAACAGTGAATGCGTTAAAGAATGGTACACAGCGAAGGAACTGGCAGGGTTACCGGGGATGCCTGGAACAATAAGTGGAGTTATATACAAATCGAATATAAAAAACTGGCAATCACGCAAGCGCCTGGGAAAAGGCGGAGGCAAGGAGTACCATATTGCATCCCTGCCGAATGAGACGAGGAAGTCTCTTGCAAACATATTTAATTCCTCATCTCCTGCGGCCCTGGCAGGAAAGATAGAGGCTAAAAAGCTTGCCTTAGCTGATGATATTTTGCAAATGAAAAATCAGAGAGAGGCTGAAGACCGGCTTGAAAAGGCATGTATGGCGCCGTCATCTGAAAAGGAGCGCGACAGGGTCAGGAGCATGATACTTGCGGACTGGGAGATGTATAGAAAAGTGTCGGGCGAGCCGGTAAAGAAAAGCATGAGATCTTATACGCTGCTTTACAAGATGGGATCCCGACCGGTTTGTGATGAGTGCATGACGCAAATACCGACTCTTTGCGCAAAAACCATTCAGAACTGGCGACGAATTAAAAAGCAACAGGGTCACCTGGGCGCCGGCTACGGCAACCGCAAAGGCTCCGGTAAGATTGATCAGCAGCCGGAGCTTAAGACCTTTATTATTGCCATGATTACGGACTTTCCGCATTGCCGGGCTGATCAGGTTTTAATGGCCGTTAAAGCCAGGTTTAATAATCAGGACATGGATTTCCCGAGCCAGGGCAGGCTAAAGATATGGATGGAACGCTGGAAACGCAGCCATAATGAGGTATTTACAGCCTTAACCAACCCGGATGAATGGAAAAATAAGTATATGTCGGCACAGGGCTCTGCCTCGGAAGGGATCACACGGTTAAACCAGCAATGGCAGTTTGACGGGACGCCGGCGGACGTTATGCTTATTGACGGAAGGCATTCCATTAACGGCGTAATGGATATTTATTCGCGGAGGGCAAAGCTGCTGGTTGCGCCTCCCAAGTCGGAATCAGTTGTATCTATTTTCCGCAGGGCAATTATTGACTGGGGGATTCCGGAAGTAGTAAAGATCGACAATGGAAAGGAATATGTTGCGAAGTATACCACCAGGGTTTTTGAAGAGCTTGAAATTGAAACCGACATCTGCCCGCCTTTCTCTCCATGGAAAAAACCCTTCATAGAAAGTTTCTTTAAAACATTTTCACATGGCCTACTCGAGCTTTTGCCCGGTTATATAGGCCACAATGTAGCCGACAGAAAGGAAATAGAAAGCCGACAGGCCTTTGCCGACAGGCTGTTCAAGAAAGACCAGGTTATTGAAATACGCATGACCTCCGAGGAGTTTCAGAGTTTTGCAAATGAATGGTGTGAAAACATTTATCAGCGCAATAAACACGATGGACTAGGTTGCACGCCATGGGAAAAGGCTGCATCATGGACCGAAACCATACGGCGCATTAAGAATGAGCGAGCGCTTGATATTCTTTTGCAACCTGCAGCAGGGAAAAACGGTTTACGGACTATATCAAAGAAGGGGCTATCTATTGACAGAGGTAATTACATTGCCCCTGAATTAGGTCTGCACGTGGGCGAAGAGGTGCAGGTTTTTGAGATCGGCGATGACCTGGGACGTGTGCTTGTTAAGAATCTGGACGGAGAGTTTATCTGTATAGCTGAGTGTCCGGAAAGAACGGGGATCAGCCGGGCCGAGGTGGCAGCGAAGGCGCACGAAATGCAGAAAAAACAGATACAGGAGAAAAAACGCGAGCTTAAGGCTGCGGCTCGTAAAGTCAATACCGCTACCGTTGTTAATGAAATCATGTCACATGCCGCTGAAAAGCACAGCAAGCTCGTTCAACTACCCAGACCATCAGAAGACTATACAACCCCGGCGCTTGAAGCTGCTGCGGAGGCGGCGGAGGATCTGGAAGCTATTGAGCGTCGCAAAAAATCAAATGAAAAAAGCATTAAGTTTTTAGAGGCCAGGCTTGAGGAGGTTAAGGCCATTAACCTGGAAAAGGAGATTGATGAAGATTATGTGAACTATTCCCGGTGGAAGGAGCTTGATGGGCGGGCGCAGTCCGGGGAGATTCTAAGTTCGCAGGATGAATTATGGTGGAAAAGCTTTGGCCGATCAGCAATATGCAAAACCATTAAGGGCATGGAAGAGAGCTGGGGGGAAAAGTACTGGGAGGTTGGATAAAAAGATTTGAGATTTAAAATTTGAGATTTGAAAGAGAGGATTTGAGGAAAAAGATTTGAAAGGGAGGATTTGAAAAAAGCCCCGTTGCAGCGGGGCTTAGTTGGGCAAAAGATTTTTTGCCTCTTGTACGGGCGAATGATTATTCGCCCCTACACTCGGCCTATTAAAAAGGCCTAACCTTAAATTAAAGGAGGTTTAATTATGAGTGAAGTAATTGGAAATGTCAACACAGTTGCTCCGTTAACAAATGTAAAGCTGTGCATGCAGGCGTTAGAGCGGGCCATGAACAGGGACAGGCACCTTCCGGGGCTTGTCTGTTTTTATGGTCCTTCAGGATGGGGAAAAAGCAGTGCTGCCAGCTATGCATACAATAAGTTAGGAGCCTATTATGTTGAATGCAGGAGCACTTTCACCCGCAAGGCGTTCCTGGCTGAAATTCTGAAAGAGCTGGGTATTCCTCCCCTTAAAACCATACACGATATGTTTGACCAGGTTATCGAGGTGCTGGGTGAGGGCGATGTGCCTCTTATAATAGATGAGATGGATTACCTGGTTGATAAAAACATGGTGGAGCTTGTGCGGGATCTGTTCGAGGGCAGCCAGGCTCCTGTATTGTGTATTGGGGAGGAAGGGCTTCCGAAAAAGCTTGCAAAGTGGGAGCGTTTTCATGGCCGGATACTGGACTGGGTGCCTGCCGAAAGTGTAACCCTGGCGGATGCTACGCATTTGGCGAATCTTTATTGCGCCGGGCTCGAAATCAGAGAAGATCTGTTAATAAGAATACATGACCTGGCAGCCGGCAGCGCCAGGCGGGTATGCGTGAACCTGGCCCTCGTCGAGGAAGAGGCCAGAAAAAAGGGCCTTACCGGCATCGGACTGGATGAATGGGGAAACCGGAGTTTTTACACGGGCGATGCCCCTCGACGGGGGAAACGCCATGGCAAATAGACCGGCACATAAGAGAAACGATGTGAACTGCAGGGACGGAGTCTGGCAGCACATGCGCAGTCTCAAACGGTTTACGCTTAACGATGTCTGGCTGGAAACCAATATGCACAAGCGGACCATATCCGAGTTTATACGGGGCCTTGTTAAGACCGGGCACCTGCAAGTAGTTGAAGTGGTCGACAACGGCAAGCGCTTTGATGCAAGTGTTTACGAACTTGTTAAAAGCCCCAGGGATACGCCCAGGGTGAGAAAGGACGGAAGCCTTGTAACCCAGGGACGAGCGCGGCTTCAGATGTGGCGGGCGATGAAGGTTTTAAAAACATTCGATGCCCGGGATCTTGCAATACATGCAACATTAGAAGACCTTGAGGTGGCTGAATCAGACGTCAAATATTACCTGCGGTACCTGTATAAGGCCGGGTATGTGTCTGTAATTTCCAGAGGTAAGGGAATGGGCCGAGGCGGAGTTTTGAGCGTTTACAGGCTTAAGCCCGGCAAATACACAGGGCCGAAGGCGCCCATGATACAGAACGTCCGGCATGTTTATGACCCGAACCTTAATGAGGTTGTGTGGCCTTTGAAGGAGGTGGAATATGAGCAAAAATGAACTCATGAGACTCCTGGATAAGGCTGTCGAGGAACACGGGCAGGCTGAGGTGTCACGTCGGATCGGATACTCCTCATCTGCCGTCAGCCAGGTCAGGAACGGTAAATACCTGGGGGATTCGGCGGCGGTATTAAGACGCGTTGAGGAAGTATTCGGCAGTTCGACAGTTATTTGCCCTGTGCTCGGGGAGATCCCGCTTTGCAGGTGCGCAAATGAACGCAGCCGGGTGCCGCGTTACACAAACCCTATAGCAAGGCAGTTATCCAAGATATGCCCTAACTGCAAGGAATACGGAGGTTAATCATGAACATAAAAGATGCAAAGCTTTGCGGATGCGGCGAGGTGCACACTGAAAAGCAATGCCCGAAATGCGGGTCGAGTGATTTTGTGTGGCTGAATATTTATTTTCAGCCCAAGGAAGTGCAGGCGGAGTATTTTGCCAATGTGTGTGGTGTGGAGACCAGGCCATGACAACGTGCCCGTATTGCAAAAAACAGTTTGAGCCGGTCGAGGCCATGATGGATGCGGAATGGATTGAAATTATAAAGCTGCTGCCGGATTTCGGGAGCCATGGAAGGCTGGTATTTGAGTATCTTGAATTGTTCGGCGTTTCGCCGGTGCGGCTCAAAAGCAAGAAGATTTTAAGGCTTTTAAAGCAGGTTAAAACCCTGTTTGAAAGCGGTGAATTCAGTTATCGAAAATCCCGGTACCGGATATCAAAACCGGGCATTATCGAGGCGCTTGGAATAACATGCAACAAGAACTTTGCCACTCCGCTGGAAGATCACAACTATCTTAAAAAGGTGATGATAACCATCGCCGAAAAAGAGGAAAGGGAGAAGAGTATAGAGAGTGAAAAGGCCCTGAGAAACAAGGAAGAAAGGTTGATAAACGCCCACAGAAAGGGTGATTTCGAGGAAGAAATGACTCTGGAGGAGTGGAAGAAAAAGAAAGGAGGAACGTAAAAAATGGGATTGCAGATGATCAAATTTAATATCGATCAGATGATAGAGCAAGCCGGGCATGCCGGTGAAGGCATCCTGGAGCTTATGGCAAAAATGGACACGGAGAAAGTGGAATATGATCTATTGTGCGAGATGGATGTAAACCTTGATACGATTAAAAAACATCTTAATACGATGCGCGAAGCATTGGATCTTGTGGGAGGATAATATGGAAGGATACATGACTGACAGCAAGGGCAGGCTTGTGCCTGCGGATATGGTTCCGGAGGTCGACAAGACCCGTGATGAACTTGTTAAATCTATTATTAGGGGAGCCGTGGAAACCAGGGGGGTGCTGCATAAATTTAAAACTTACGTCTTAGGAGAGGTCAATGCGTTTGTTGAACTGTCTCTGGAAAAGTACGGGGTCGAGTGGGGCGGAAACAAGGGAAATATTTCTCTTTTATCATTCGACGGCATGTACCGCGTACAGGTGGCAATAAGCGAATATCTTACGTTTGATGAGCGCCTGCAGGCAGCTAAAAAGCTTATTGATGAATGCATCACCAAATGGACGGAGGGAAGCAGGTCGGAGCTTAAGGCCCTTATAAATAACGCGTTTCAGGTGGATAAGCAGGGGAAGATCAACACCGGGCGCATCCTGGGATTGAGACGTCTTGAGATCACAGATCCAACGTGGGAAAAGGCCATGCAGGCGATATCGGACAGCCTGCAGGTTGTCGGCAGCAAGACATATATAAGGGTTTATCAGAGACAGGAGCCTGACGGCAGATGGGAGCCTGTGAGTTTGGATGTGGCGGCGGTTTAAAAATAGGCTGAAGCGGTTTAGTCTGTAGGCTGTTAGATAAAACGTAGGGGCGAATAATCATTCGCCCTTTAGGAAAAATGGATGACTAAAGATGATTGGAAACGGGTTGAGGATTCTTTGTCGGGGCTCTGGGGATCTGTTGAAATGCTGGTTGACGGGCATACCGTGTCTTTTTATAAAAAACAGATCGAAAAAAACAGGCTTGGAATAATGACCTACGTAGACGGCTGGTATCGCGGTAAGTGGTCAACAGATGACCCGGAAATTAAGTATTTGCGTCACGTTGAGAAATCTATCTGGACAAATAAAGAGATAGAGAAGATGAAAAAAATTTATGGGAAAAGGCAGTGGAATAGGGTCAAGGATAAATATGATCAAAAGATCGCTTCTGTTTCTCCGCTGTGGCCGTCTGTTTCCTCTATTTGCCGGTATTATGAAAAGGCTTTTAAAAGTATCAAGCTTGTTGAAATAAATGGGCATGCAGTGGCGCCTGCCCCTACAGGTGATATTAATGGCGAAACTATCTAAAAAGGAGATTGCCCTGGTGCATGTTGCCGCAAAGGCCTGCGGCGCGGATAAGGCCCAGGATGAGGAGCTTTATAAAAGCACCCTCCTCGCCCATGGGGGGGCTGACAGCGCAAGCAAACTTACCAGGGCGGGATTTGAAGCACTGATGAAGCATTTTGAAACATGCGGATTCAAGCGCAAGCGCCAGTGGAAAAAAGGGTATAAGGGCAGGCCCGGGAACATGGAACGAAATGACAGCAGGGCAAAACAGTTGCAGAAGATCGAGGCCCTGCTTACCATCGGGAAAAAGCCCTGGGCATATGCAGACGGCATTGCAAAACGGATATGCCGGAATCCGGACGGCAGGCCGGTCGAGCGTGTGGCATGGGTGCCGGATGGGCAGCTTTATAAGATTATTACGGCTCTCAGGTATCAGGCCCGGCGGGAAGGATGGGAACTGAATGAATAGAGATCAACAAACCGCTTTAACATTAACCGCTAATCCGGCTAAGGGCCGGGGCGAGAGGTATATATTTTGTGAAAGAGCCGAAAGCGGCGAATGTCTGGATATCGCGATAAAGCAGGGATGGTCTGCTTTTAATTGTGAGAAATGCCGGGTTTATCTGGCCTCGGAAAGTAAGAGGTTAGACAAAATAAGGATGGATTCCCGCCTGCGCGGGAATGACAGAGGTGGGTCTTGGAATGACAGAGGTGGGTCTTGGAATGACAGAGGTGGGTCTTTTAATGACAATAATAAATGGGGGGATTATATGGCAGACAGTAAAAATCAATTGATAGATCTTAATGATGCCCTGTTCAGGCAGATGGATCGATTAACCAGTGATAAACTAAATGAACAGGAACTTGCACGCGAAATTAACAGATCAAAGGCGGTGAGCAACCTTGCAGCGCAGATAGTGCAAAATGCCAAGCTTGCTCTCGAGGGCGCAAGGGCAATAAAGGCCAAAGAGGTGGACAGCGATACCCTTATGCTGGGCAGGGGAAAATAGTGGCAAGGTTTTATTATACAGATGCGCACCTGGAGTTTTTAAGAGAAAAATACCGGGTGATGAATGCTGCTGACCTTACCAGGGCGTTTAATGCGAGGTTCGGTCTGACCAAGACAAGGGCCGCCATAAATACTGTGCTGTCAAATAAAAACATTCTGTGCGGACGCAAGGGCAGCGACAGGCTCATGCCGGACAGGCGGATATATAAAGAAGAGCATGAGGCTTTTATTCGGGAAAACTATGTGCATATGTCCAGAAAAGAACTGACAACAGCATTTAATGCGGCATTTGATATGGCTGCAAGCGAAGACAGTATCAAATACTGTATAGTAAACAGGGTTATACCTTCCGGACGCACAGGCCGATTTGCAAAGGGTTTTAAACCATGGAATACAGGCACAAAAGGACTGGGCCTTACCGGGCGCAATAAAACATCATTTAAAAAAGGAAATGTTCCGCCAAACAGAAGGCCGCTATATTCCGAGAGGGTTGATAATAAAGACGGGTATATCCTGATAAAGGTGCCTGAGAGAAACCCATATACCGGGGCGCCCACTATGTTCAAGCATTTGCATGTATGGCTTTATGAGCATTTTAATGGCCCGGCGCCCGACGGATGCGTGGTTGTCTTTAAGGATGGCGATAAGCGCAATTTTGATATTGATAACCTGGTTGCAGTAAAACGGGCCGAGCTGCTTAGGCTTAACAGGTACGGATATAAAGATGCTCCGGATCAGGTTAAGCCGAGCATAATGGCGCTGGCCAGGCTTGTGACTAAAACACATGAGTTAAACCGGGTATTGACGGAGGGGGAAAAAGATGAAACGTGACATATACATATCAATTATATGTGTAAGCTTATACGTGATCGGGTCGATATTGGCCCTGGCGGATTCGGCCAGGGTCATATGCCGGCAGCAGGCTGAGATTGCTATGTGCCGGGATCTGATCAGCGCCCATGAGTCTTATATTGCTATGCTAGAGAGCCGGTTGGCTGATAGGCACTTCAGAGATGTGACTGTGACGGCATACACGGCCCGGGTTGAGGAGTGCGATGCGGACCCGGATAACACCGCCATGATGGCGAGACCGGTGCCGGGACGGACTGTGGCTGTGTCCAGGGATCTGTTCGCGGAGGGCTGGACGTTTGGAAGGTCTGTTTATATCGCCGGATTTGGCGTGTTTGTTATAGAAGATTTAATGCACGAGCGGCACCGGGAGGCCATTGATATTTTGGTTGGGTCTGTTCGCGATGCGCGGAGGATCGGGAGAGGCAGCAGGCGGGCGGTGCTCATCGCTTCGCGATGAGATTTGATAAAGGGGAAAACATGAAAGACATTGCCGAAAAAAAGCTCATGGGCATGCTTGAGGTCGCGGGGATCCCGCGCAAGGCTTCTTATCATCCCGGGGAGGTGCAGGCTATTCTGGGGATATCCGAACGCACCTTCCGGCGCATGGTTTCGGCCTACGAGTTTGATGAGGATGCCGGCATGCCTGTGGTTCCGCACAGTCTTGACAGCTACACCCTTGCCAGATCACGCAGGGTGCGTTATGAGGAGCTCGTGGAATTTCTGACCAGGAATAATACTTATGAGCGGGTCAATAGCGTTGATCCACGGCAATTGAGGATGTTTTGAAAGGACAGGCTATAGCTGTTTAGGCTGTGGGCTGTTAGGGAAAGGAGGGTATCTGATGGATGCCAGGATAAAAAATCTGGTTGAGGTTTGGCGGAATGTGGATGGGTCTTACGGGGTTGATGAAGATACCATGTTATATTGCGCCGAAGAACTGGAAACTCTTGCATACATCATGGAGGCCGAGGAGGTCCTTGCCTCCATGCGCGGCAAAGAATAAAAACATTTGACAAACAGATAAAAAATCGCTTATGATTTAACCGCTTACACTTAAACGGCGGTTAAAGCCCCCGTCAAGGGCGTTTTTTTTATCGCTAATTTTGGTCCTGAGACTCCCCTAACCGTGAGGCGGGGGCGCTTCCGTTTAAGGCGCAAGCAAGTCTCAGGATTTTTTTATCTTACGGCGGGGAGTCCCGGGATAGCTTAATCTTAAACGGAGGTTATCATGGAAAAACAGCAGCAAATGGCATTAGTGGAGTTTGGGATTGATCCCGGTCAGATTATTCATGAGGACGGGCGTTACTGGCTTACAGCCGAGCAGATTGGCATTGCCCTAGGTTATAGTGAACCAAGAAAAGGAGTAATGAAGGTTTACGAAAGGAATAAAGAGGAACTGGAGCCTTTTGAAGGTGTCGTCAAACTGACGACACCTTCAGGTTCAGATGGAAGGGGCGGAGGAATACAGGATGTCACCATTTTCGACACAGACGGACAGCTCAGGATAGCCATGCTGGCAAACACCAAAAAGGCAGCTAAGTTCAGGGAAATAGTGGTTAATATTCTTCGCGCCCTTGAGCGCCAGGAATTCATCCACATATCCAGGGTACGGGATTTACAGGCCAGGCTTGCGGAATTCGAGATCCGGGAGGCTGTTGAAACCAGCAGGGTTATGACTATGGCCAGGTACAGGCAGATGAAGAAATACCGCAGTATGGGCCTTACACAGCGTGAGACGGGAAAGCTCCTGGATGTTTCGCGGGACCTGGTGCGGAAATTTGAGAGGCTGGAAAGAGGTTATCAGTTTCTGCCTGAAGGCCCCAGGCCCTCTTGCCGGTGCGAGGCATTGCCTGCGGAGGTAATAAATGGCTAGAAAAGCAAACAAAAATGTAGGGGCGAATAATCATTCGCCCGAAACAACAAAGCCTAACATCCTGAAAATAGTGCCTTCTTCATGCCGAAAAAACGAATTTGTTGACGAAATAGATAAAGATGATATATCATTTTTGATTAGCAGATGGGCAAAACTGGAAGATGCAGTTAAACGCCTGGAGTTCTTTGCCGAGACTGTCGGCAGGGAAATGCTCACCAGGCAGACCAATCTGGCGGCGTTTAACTCGACTTTAAAGAAGGTTTTCCCTCAGATTTAAAAGGAGATGTAAAATGAATAAACCTCATGCGAATCTTACGGCTTTTAACGGCACTTTAAAAAAGGTTTATCCTGAGTTGAAATGATTTTAATGGATTCCACGCTGTAGGGGCGAATGATTATTCGCCCGTACAGGGAATGACAAGAAAAAAGCCCCTCTTTTTGAGGGGCTTTTTTATTTCTAACGGTCAAATCCGGGCAAACCGATCTTCTCAAAACCCAATATCCGCGCTATTCTTCACACTACTTTTTCATATCTTCCCCTATTGATGCCAGGGCGAACGGGTTTAACAACCCATCGCCCTGGGTTCAAATGAAATCAAAATGGATTCCCGCCTTCGCGGGAATGACGGATGGGAAGCGGGAATGACGGATGGGAAGCGGGAATGACGGATGGGAAGCGGGAATGACGGATGGGAAGCGGGAATGACGGATGGGAAGCGGGAATGACGGATATGGCGCGGGAATGACGGATTAGGAGAAAACGGGCAGGCGGCCGCCGCCGCTGGAAGCTATGGCGGGCCAGGCAAGGGGCCTGCCCCTACAGCGGAATGACAGGGTAACGGAGGATTAAATGGCAGATCATGATAAAAAATTCAGGTGCCCGTGTTGCGACCGGAATGAAATCGACCCCCGGGTAGAGGCCTTGCATCGGGAGATCGAGGAGGATATCGGACAAAAATTGATTGTTACATCCGGGTTCCGATGCCCTAAACATAACAAAGAGGTGGGCGGATCTGCGACGTCGAGTCATCTGAAGGGCCTGGCATGGGACGTGGCTGTCGATAATTCCCGTTTGAGGTACCGGGTTATTCAGAGCGCCCTCACGCGCGGGATCACGCGGATAGGGGTTGGCAAAGGATTTTTACATCTGGATATTGACCGGGCCAAAGATCAGCGGGTTATTTGGCTGTATTGAAAAATGCGCGGGGTAAACCGGGCAGGCATCCCGCCATGGCGGGACCCCTACGGAAAAGGAAGGACAAATGGAAACAGCAATAATTATCGGGGTTGTCATTTTGGTGTTGCTGAACATTGCGGACATTATGACGACAATAGAAATATTGTTTCATGGCGGCGTGGAGAAAAACCCGTTTGTTGATTACGCCATTAAAAAAATGGGGACCAAAACGGGTCTGATCGCGATTAAAGTTGTGGGAATTCTGCCGTTTTGCGCTATCGCAATTTTAAAACCCGGCGTTATTATGTTAGCGATGATAATAGGTTTTTGTCTGCTGTATGCCGGGGTGGTCTGGCATAATTTAAAACAGATAAAGGAATAACGGAGGGGAGAGATTATGGGACTGGATATTTCGGGATTAGGGTCTGTCGCCGATGCGGCAAAATCAATAATCAATAAATTCTGGCCGGATAAGATGAGTGATGCGGAAAAGGCGCATGCGCAGATACAACTGCAGGAAATGCTCCAGGCGAGGGAGAATGCCCTGATAGAGTCTCAAAAATCTATCATGATTGCAGAGATGAATCAGGGGGACGCATTCACCAAACGCGCCAGGCCAATGATTGTCTATTGCGGCCTATTATTTATTTTTCTCGTACACGTTTTATTTCCGATGATCACATTTTTCACACAAGAACAGCTTCCCGAACTATCACTTCCGACTGAATTTTGGTGGGCCTGGACAGGCGTCTGCGGCGTATGGGTAATAGGCAGGAGCATGGAGAAAAACGGTGCGACAAGTAAAACCGTAAACGCTATCACGGGCAGTAAAAACTGAAGCTGAAATGGATGAATGCGATCAGGCTAATGTTTTGAGTGATTTTTATCTGGGCCTTGCGATCAGGCATAGCGGATTGGGAGCCGGTGAAAACAGTGAATCAAGAAAAACCTGCATAAAATGCGGTGAACCGATACCTTACGCAAGGCAAAAAGCCGTGCCGGGCTGCATGCTGTGTATAAGATGTCAGGCGGAATTGGAGAGATAGTGGATATCAATTATCAGGCTTTATCGTTTTGGGCATTCCTCGGACAGTGGGTTTTTAACCTGGCAATAGGATACACAGTATGGATCAGCCGAAGCAGACTCGCACTTAAAAAGAGGATTGATGAAATGGAGTTGACATTAACGGAGGTGCGTTCCGAATTAGATCATCAGCCCAGCCAGCATCAGTTTAGGGAGCTGAATGATTCAATAGGCAGATTAAACGGCAACATTAAAAAACTTGAGGGCAGATTTGAGGGAGTAAACAGGGCAGTAGATTTGATAAACGAATTTCTGATTAAGGAAGGAGCCAGAAGATAATGGAGTTTAGCGAGCTGGTTGACAGTGACAGAAGGCTGGTAATTCTTCGCGCCCTGGAAGAGGATGCAGGGTATTCGCTTAATGAATCCGTGATTCAGTCCGTTCTGGAGGCCCTGGGGCACAATGTAAGCCGGGACAGGGTGAGAACAGACCTTGTATGGCTGAAAGAACAGGGACTTTTAACAATAGAAGAGGTCGTGAAGGTTTATGTTGCCACTATTACCGCACGCGGTGCGGACGTGGTTCATGGCCGGGCTACCGTGCCCGGCGTAAAACGACCCAGCCCCAGGAACCGCTGATGGGACAGCAATCAAAAATAGACCGGCTGCCGGAGGCCATGCGGACACAGCTTAATGATTATCTGCGTGATCCGGCAATTACCCAGAAAGAGGCCACGGCCCGGATGAATATGCTTCTGGAAGAGATCGGGCACCCGGAAAAGCTGGATAAGTCGACAGTTAACCGGTACTCGCTGAAGATGGAAAAAATAGGCGAACGGCTCAGGCACTCCCGTGAGATAGCAAAAATGTGGATAGGCAAACTGGGGGCCGAACCACAGGGAGAGGTCGGGAAACTATTAAACGAAATGGTGAGAAACCTGGCCTTTGAGGCGGCTGTGAACGTTGCAGACAGCGGAGAGGTTATAGAACCTAAGATGCTTAAGGATCTGGCGCTTGCGGTTCAGAGGCTTGAAAAGGCAGCAAAGGACAATACCGAGACCGAAAGAAAGATTAGGGATGAATCCAAAAAGGAGGCTGCCCAGGCAGTGGAAAAGGAAGCCAAACGCCAGGGGGCAAGCGCTGCGACAATTGATAAACTTCGTGAGGCTATTATGAGCGAGATTAGCTAATGAAATCTGTGCTTCTGCCATATCAGATTGCCTGGATAAACGACCGGTCCCCTGTAAAGGCCATTGAAAAAAGCAGGCGAATCGGCCTTTCATACTGTGAGGCGTCGGATGCGGTTCTGCATGCCTCCGATGCAGACAGAGGCGCGAATGTCTACTATATCTCTTATGATAAAGAGATGACATCCGGGTTTATTCAGGACTGCGCCACATGGGCCAAAGCGTTTCATGTTGCTGCAGGTGAGGTGGGCGAGGAGATACTCACACGTGATGACGGCAGGGACATACACGTTTTTGACATCAAGTTTGCCAGCGGACACCATATTCAGACATTTTCCAGCAACCCAAGGAATTTAAGGAGCAAAGGACGTCCGGGCGAATGGCTGATAATCGATGAGGCCGCGTTTGTGGATGACCTGGCCGAACTGCTTAAGGCCGCAATGGCCATGACCATGTGGGGCGGCACTATACATATATTAAGCACACACAATGGCGATGACAACCCGTTCAATCTTTTAATCCAGGACGCCAGGGCGGAAAAGGCGGATTGTTCCGTGCACCGGGTTACTCTTGATGATGCGCTCAAGGCAGGACTTTATAAACGGATCTGCGAGGTATCCGCCCAGGAATGGAGCCCTGAAGCCGAATACAAATGGCGGAAATCGTTAATAAAAAGATATCACCCAAATGAAGATGAAGAGCTTTTTGCCATTCCGGCATTTGGCGGAGGCACTTATCTTCCCAGGGAGCTTATTTCTGTCTGTATGGTGGACGGGCCCCTTCTTAGATTCGATGGAACCAGATCATTTAACCTGGCGCCGGAACCTGTGCGCGCTGCGGAAATGAAAGACTGGATCGAGGATATGCTGGAACCTGAGCTCCGCAAACTGGATAAAAAGCGGCGCCACGTATTTGGAATGGACTTTGCCCGCAAGGGCGACATGAGCGATATCGTTCCTCTGGAAATAGGCGAAACCCTTCGCAAACGCTGGCCGTTTCTGATTGAACTGCACAATGTGCCCTATAAACAGCAGGAACAGGTTGTGATTGTCCTGGGGAACGGCCTGCCACGGTTTGGCGGGTGCGCCATAGATGCCGGAGGCAACGGAGGGTACATAGCCGAAGCCGCCACAGACGCCTGGGGAACGAGCATGGTTGATTCGGTCCAATTCACGGAAGGCTTTTACCGGGAAGAGTTCCCCAAATACAAGGCCGGGTTTGAAGACCGGATGACAACAATTATCCGGCATGACGATGTTTTGGAGGACCACAGGGCAATTAAACTGGTTCGCGGCGTTCCCAGGCTTCCGGACAGCAAAACAGACAAAAAGGGCCAACGGCACGGAGACAGCGCCATTGCCGGACTTTTGGCCGATTATCGCAGCAGGCGGGATGTTGCCGAGATGCCTGACATCATCACCTCCGGGGTCAGGACAATCCCTGAACAGATTGCCGGTTATCATGGAACTGTTAATTACGGGTGTTATTAGAGGATGGGGTAAAAGGATGAAACTCTGGATCAATGAGAATAAATTTATAGATCTTAACGATAAAGAGGTGCTGACACTGGAACAGGCGCCGCGAACCCGGTCTATAGACTGGATGGGATATTACGGCTACCTGCCCGATCCTGATCTTATCCTGAACAAACTGGGCCAGGATATGTCCATCTACCGGCAGCTCCTCTCCGATGCCCATGTGTGGAGCTGCTATGAGAGCCGGACGGCAGGCACCCTGTCGCAGAAATGGAAGATAGACCTGCCGGCAGAAGGGGGATACGCACGGCCCAACAAACAGGCATATGACCTGGTCCAGCAGGTTATGAAGAGACTGGACGTGCGGCAGATAACTGAAGACATGCTGCAGGCAATATTTTTCGGCATGAGCCCGATAGAGGTGATGTGGCAAAAAAGTTCGGTATGGCTGCCTGGTCGCGTCGAAGGGAAACCGCCTGAGTGGTTCAGGTTCAGCGAATCCAATAATTTGAGATTTATGTCGTGCGATAATATGATCACGGGCGAGCCGGTTGGCGAATATAAGTTTCTCCTTCCCAGGCATCATGCGAGCTATCAGAATCCGTATGGAGAACGGGTGTTAAGCCGTTGTTTCTGGCCGATTGCGTTCAAGAAAGGCGGGTTCAAGTTCTGGGCTATCTTTACCGAAAAATACGGTATGCCTCATCTGGTCGGAAAGGTTCCCAGAGGAACCGGCGAAACCGAGAGGGCAGCCCTGTTATCCAGGCTTGTCAGCATGGTCCAGGACGCGGTTGCTGTGATAAATGATGATGAGAGTATTGACATGAATGAATCTCCATCCAAGGCATCGAGCGCAGCCATCTATGAAAAGCTGATCGAGGCGGGAAACAAGGAGTGCTCCAAGGCAATCCTGGGCCAGACAGGAACAACAGAGGGAACCCCGGGCAGGCTGGGAAACGATACCTCCATGATGGAGGTGCGCCAGGACCTGATCGACGGCGATAAACAAATGGTATGCAGCACATATAACCAGCTTTTTGCCTGGATCGCCGAGCTTAACGTGGCCGGCGCTGCAGCCCCGGATTTTTCGTACATTGAGAAGGAGGACGTACAGAAAGACCGGGCGGAACGGGATAAGACCCTTTCCGATCAAGGTGTGAAATTTACCAAAAAATATTACTCCAGGACATATAACCTGGAGGAGGATGATTTTGATTTATCTCCGTCAAAACCAGGGACGGACGCAGGTCCGGAGGCAGCACATGAATTTGCCGATACAGGCGAAGATCCGACTCCTGATATATTGGCTGACATTATTACGAACAGGATGGGAGAGCATTCTATGGCCGCATCTGATGCAATTATGGCTGCGGTTAAACGTCTGCTGGATAAATCCGGGACACTTGAAGAGTTCCGGGACAGCCTGCTGGATCTGTATGGCGGCATAGATCCGTCTGATCTGGGCGCAATTATGGAACGGGCCATGCTGATTGCAGACCTGTCGGGACGGTACGAGGTAAAAAATGGATCCTGAGCTTAATGCCGTTTTCAAGCTTCCGTTCGAGGAACAGGAAAAGTTTTTCCGTGGCAAGATCAATATACCCACGCTCAAATGGAATGACCTGGTAAAGGATCAGCACGCAAAGGGATTTATGGTTGCAGGCGCGTACAGAGATGACATTTTGTCTGATTTTCGCGAAGCAGTCGGATCGGCAATAGAAAAAGGAACCACACTAGAGGAGTTCCAGAACAGCTTTGACGAAATAGTAAAAAGACACGGCTGGACATACAACGGATCACGCAACTGGAGAAGCGAGATTATTTTCTCGACAAACATACGTACGTCCTACGCGGCAGGCCGTTGGGCGCAGCTTACTGACCCGGATCAGCTTAAGATTATGCCGTATCTGACATACCGCCATGGAGACAGCAGGGTCCCGAGGCCGACACATCTTGAGTGGGACGGTGTAACATTACCGCACGATGATCCGTGGTGGGACACTCACTATGTCCCCAACGGCTGGGGCTGCAAATGCCGGGTGACAGGGGCGACACGCAAAGATTATGAAAAGGCCAAGGCCGCAGGTAAAGGCACTGCGCCGCCCTCCCCCATTGATCCTGAGACCGGCGCACCTGCCGGTATAGATAAAGGATGGGATTACAACGTGGGGAAGGCCGCATTCGGCAAGAGCTGGGTAAAGGAAACCGGAAAAATGAAGGAATTAGGCCCATGGAGAAAAGAGCAATATCCATTTTTGCCAAAGCAATTAAAGGGTGAATTACCCGCTGTTGATCTGGGCGATATTTGTAAAACCGAATCGCAGTTGAGGAAAGCCGTGCCGGAAGGGATATATCCCGATGTTACAGGAGAACCCGTAAATGTCACTCAGGCCATAGCCGACCATATTCTTGAAAATAAAAAACGGTGGGATGGCCGGGAACGATATTTCCCTTTGATACCTGATGTTATCAGCCATGCCCAGGAAGTATGGGTCGGATTTATACAGGCTGTAAACAGCGGGCGCGTTTACCTGCGAAGGAGGTATGTCAAGGCGTATCAGTACGAAAAAGGCCGTGTCGCCGGTGTGATTGCGGACGCGGTGAAAGGACAAATAATGGCGTTTGATATGATTCGCAGCAAAGATATGTCCGGGGGGAGATTGAGATCCGGCAGGCTGATATACCCGACAAAATGAGTGGCTGCCATGCCGCCGCACCGGCATGCGCCGCTATTGCCTGCCATGATAGAGTGTGCAGCTCTGGGCAGACCAGTTGACAAAAGTATATTACAATTACAGGTATTTGCAAGGATAAAATGGGAGACACAATTAAGATAGACGGGGCAGACGAGGTAAGGGACAGGCTCAGCGGGATCGCGGGCAGGATACAAAACCTCTCTCCCATTATGAAAGCCATAGGCGATCGCATTGTTGAACAGACAAAACAGCGTTTTGAATCCGCTGGGCCGGCGCCTGACGGCACGGAATGGAAAGCGCCTAAATCCGAAAATAAAAAAAGAATACGCACACTGACGGTGTCCGGTCAACTAAAGGACAGCATCCGGTATCAGGTGCAGGGCGCCGTGTTATCGGTCGGCACAAATAAAGTGTATGCGGCCATACATCAATTCGGGGGGCCTGATTCTGCAATAGATATTCTGCCGAAGAGAAAAAAGGCGCTTAATACGCCATTTGGTCTGTTCAGAAAGATACATATGCCCGTAGGCGCGATCCCAGCAAGGCAGTTTCTGGGGCTAAGCAGGGAAAACAGCGACGAGATAATCGACATTATAAATGACGCGATACTTGCGGAGGTATGATTCTGAAACCGGAAATCGCAAAATAGGGCCGTGGCGGCGTTAAAATGGTAAGACCCTATACAAAGTACCAGAAAAAAGAGATCGGCGATTGTGAGCGAATTTAAAAGATGTTTTAACACGGTTCCGGGGTAAGGCAGAAAGGTAAAGTTAATATTTTTTTAAAAAAGGGGCATAAAATGGCAAATTTCAAAGGTTTTGGTGACTGGATAGAGGTATTCCGGGGAGGAAAACAGGTCGACAGCCAGGGCAATGAACATGACGGGGATGCGATAATCGATACGGCAGTCAGTACATTTAACGCTGAAACGCATGAACCTCCCCTGGTAATCGGGCACCCTAAAAAAAATGACCCGGCCTACGGATGGGTCGAAGGACTCAAATCAATTGTGAAAAACGGTGAAAAGTTCCTCCTCATAAAAGCAAAGAACGTGGTCTCCGAATTCGAAGATATGGTTAAGCAGGGACTTTTTAAAAAACGGTCTATCAGCCTTTATCCTGACGGCTCTTTAAGACATGTTGGTTTTTTGGGCGCGGCGCCTCCGGCTGTCAAGGGCCTGGCTGACCTTAAATTCTCTGACGAAGAGGCCATGACGTTCGATTTTTATGATCCTCAAATGGGATCTATCGCACGCATTTTAAGAAATCTGCGTGACTGGTTTATCGAAAAGGAAGGCAAGGAAAAGGCGGATTCAATCATCCCGGACTGGGATGTGGCATATATCAGGGAGGAAGCAGATAAACACGAAACTGAGACCGGCGCTAAGCCAGGTTTCATAGAAAAGGAGGATGGTAAAATGAATTTCAGGGAAAAAATTAAGGGCCTTTTTACATCACTGGGCGTGGATATGAGCAAGGTTCCGGATGATGCAATACCGGATTCCGCGCCTGCGGGCGCTGCCGCGACATTCAGCGAGGCTGACCTGACTGCAGCAGTTGAAAAGGCAAAACAGGATGAACGGAAAAAAGTAGATGCGGAGTTTACGGAAAAACAGCGCCAGAATGCCAAAAAGGTGCGTGACAAAGAGATCGCAGACTTTGTCGGCCAACTGGTCAAGGAAGGTAAATTCCCTCCCAGTGAGGTATCTGCAGGGGTTGTGGCGTTTGCGCAGAGCCTGGACGGGGATGAGGTCATCCAGTTTGCCGAGGGTGACGGCGGCAAAAAATCAAAGTGGCAGTTTTATAAAGAGCAACTTTCCCGTTTCAGCGAATCACCGATTTTTAAAGAGATGGCAATTAAGGATGCAGCGGGCGATAGTGCCGAGTTTGCAGAATCAAAAAAGCAGCAGGATCTGGGTGAGAGCATAGCCGCCAAGGTGAACAGGGAAGGGTAAACAGTAAAAGGTTAATAGCTAAAAGTGAATAGTTAATAGTTAAAAGTAAACAGTAAAAACTTTTACCCTTTCACTTTTTGCTTATCACTAACAAAAAAGGAGGATTTTTTATGGCAGGAACACATGGAATTACGGAAACGCTAGGCACTGAGATCAGTCAGCTTGTGGCGAGCGAGGTACATGAACAGAAAATAGTAACAATTGTCAGCGGCCAGAACCTGGTGCGCGGAGCAGTTATGGAAAGCTCAAGCCAGAAATATACTGTCATTTCCACACCCGGGAGTGCGGAAGCTATCCTGGCCGAAGATGTGGACGCCTCCCTTGCGGATAAGCAGGGGATGGCATATTTCACAGGCAAATATCGATACAGTGATCTGGTCTGGCCAACCATGTCCGCGGCGAATAAAAAGACCGCGCTCGAAGCATTGCAGGCGCGCGGGATAATCGTTGACGCGGATCTGACGACAGTGGAAGAGACAGCATAACACAAAATACCGGATTCCGCGATGAGGCGAATGATTATTCGCCCGTATGGCGGAATAACCAAATGAAAGGAGAAACAATATGGATGAACTTTTTTTAGTGCGAGTACTGACAACGGCGATCAACGCCATGAAGGCCCCGAGCCGGAGGATCTATAACAGGTTGTTTGCCCCCAGGGAACATCTGGAGCCAAGTGACCTGCTGCAGTTTGATATTATCACCGGATCGGAAAAGATCCTGGGGAACATCTCTATCTATGCACCGGCGACCGTTACGGATAAAACCGGGCGCAAAACAGTGACCATGACCGCGCCGAGGCTCTCTAGCAAGCGGTTTATAGCTACAGCCGCGCTTAACTCCCTGCGGGCCATGGGCGGCAAGATCTCCGTTGAAATGATGAAGGACAGGATTGCCAGGGAGCAAAAGGATATGCGCAATGAGCATGACCGTACCCTCGAATTCTGGGCCGCGAACGCCCTGAAGGGGAAGATCTATGATAAGGATCTATCAACGGTTTTGGTTGATTACGGGATGGCCGGAACTCACCAACCCACGCTGACAGGTGATGATCTCTGGACCAGCACGGCATCAGATCCTATTGCAAAGATAAGGGCGCTGAAACTCTTGATCGAGGATGATGCATCAGTTGCAATCACAGGGTGGCTTGCATACCTGGGATATGAGGCCATGGACGCACTGCTTGCCCATGCCGCTGTGCGTGACCTTCTCAAGACGGATAAAGGCAGCCAGATGGCAGAAAACGGCCGCATCCAGAAGCTTGTAGAGGTAGAACTGGAAGAATACAACGGATCGTTTATTGATGACACCGGCACAAGGCGCAGGTTTATTAATTCGGATGAATTCCTGCTGATAGGGCTATGCGAGGACATGGTTGACACACCCTATGCCCCCGTGGTTGATGACGAAGCACCGGGCGGTGTCGGCAATGTTGACGCAAACGGAAACGGCGCGCTGTTCTTTTCAAAGTCATGGCCGGAAAAGGACCCTAGCGGCAGGTGGGTCAAGGCCGAAGCCAGGCCACTGCCGGTGCTTCAGAGGCCGGCTGCTGTGGTTGATGCTACCGTTGTTTAGGCGTTGTTTAGGTAATCGGGCGGACGCAAGGCCCGCCCCTACGAAAGGGTTATAAGGCGTTGACAATATCAACTTTAGGCTTTGGAAAGGAGAGAATAATATGAAAACAGTTACGGTCGAAAAAGGCTGCGTCTGGGTCGGCAAGGACAGATACCTAACCGGCAGTAGCTTTGATATCAACGATAAAGAGGCGGAGCGCCTGATCCGAAAAGGTGTTGTGACGGAGACGGAAGATGGCGGCATTATAGCGAAATCCGAAGATCCTGAAAAGCTGACTGTAGCGCAATTAAAGGATCTGCTGGATAAGCTGGAAATAGAATATCCGGCAAACGCCAAAAAAGCGGATATACTGGAGCTGCTTGAAAAAAATACGGCGCCTCATCCGGAGGATAGTGTGTGATGGCTTACTGCACCAAAACGGATCTGCTGGAGATTATCGATGAAGACATTCTCACTCAACTTACGGATGAGGAGGGAACGGGAATTATAGATGACAGCAAGATCACAAAGGCAATTGAAAAAGCGGATGCAAAGATAAACAGCTATTGCGGCGCCTATAAATTGCCGTTCGATCCCGCGCCGCTGGTGATCAAGGGTCTGTCAGAAGACCTGGCTATATATTATCTCTATCGCATCAAGATAGTGCCAGAGGATATAGTAAAGACATATGATGATGCTATCAAAGCCTTAAAAGATATCCAGAAGGGTATCGCTGGATTGGGCGTGCAGCCCATCCCGGATGCCCCGGCAGAGGGCGGTTATTCGGGCAGCAGCCAGGTAAACACAAGGACCAAGGTTTTTGATTCGGACACAATGGATATGTACTAAACCAATGATTTAAGATTTGAAATTTGAGATTTGAAAGGAGGCAATAATTATGCAGGAAACAAGGAATAAACAGAAGGCAGCATGCATTTTGATATTTGCGTTAATTGCTGTTGTCTTATTCGCATGGCCGGTCATGTCGAAGGTGTATGATGGCTATTTTGGCAATATTTTTACGAAGGGGGATGCTGATGTAACCCGGAATGCGACTGTCGGCGGGACACTGACCGTGACCGGTATTTCGACTCTCACAAGCCCGGTGCTCAATACTTCCGTGTCAGGCACCGCCGTGCTCGATGAAAATGATATGGCCAGTGACAGCGACACGCAGTTAGCCACACAGCAGAGCATTAAGGCCTATGTGGACAGCGGCGCGGTTACGATGACTAATAAGACGCTTACAAGCCCCGTACTTAATACCGGCGTATCAGGAACTGCCGTGCTCGATGAAAATGACATGGCAAGTGACAGTGATACGCAGTTGGCCACACAGCAGAGCATTAAGGCCTATGTGGACAGCGGCGCGGTTACGATGACCAACAAGACTCTCACAAGCCCCGTACTTAATACCGGCGTATCAGGCACTGCCGTGCTCGATGAAAATGACATGGCAAGTGACAGCGACACGCAGTTAGCCACACAGCAGAGCATTAAGGCCTATGTGGACAGCGGCGCGGTTACGATGACTAATAAGACTCTCACGAGCCCGGCAGTAACGACAGGATCTTATTCCGGCGATCAGACATTGGCGTATGATACGACCGGAGGCCAGGCCGGAGCAAAAAGCCAATGGATCGGATTGCCTGCAATAAAACTTGTTTCGCTGGGCACGATGGTGAATGGAACAACAGAGACAGTCTGCTATGTTGATGACACTCCGGACGGCGAGTGGGCGGAAATAGATTCGGGCACGAATATCACAGTGACTGCAGATGAAACATATTACCGCGCCGGAGCCAAATCACTTAAGATCGCGTTTGCAGATACGGCAGTGGCAGGAGACGGGGCAACAAACGATATAGTGGATGATGACCTGAGCTCAAACGAATCCATCGGCTTTTGGCTGTATTCGGACACACCTCTGACTGCCGGCGATCTACAACTAGTGCTCGATGATACCGATGGCACGGACCAGACATACAGCATCGGCGCTGTCTCTGCCGATACATGGACATGGATTGAGCTTGATATATCGGGATGCGACGGCAATTGTGATACTACCGATAAAATTACAATTTTACTTACCAGCCAGGGTGAAACAAACCAGGATGCGTTTAATGTGTATTTTGATCTCATGTACAAATGGGACGCGGACAATGAAGAGGCGCTGGGAGTTGACCTGGTTTCGGATGGGATAATTTCTGTTGTCTCGATTGCAACCGGACAAGACCAGGCAAATACACCGGCTGATCTGGCAGAAGGAACGGATTTTATTACAAATTACCAGACCGGCAATGATGTGATTGTTGTGGTTACGGACCAGTCGGCGGCAAGCGGAATAGCACTTGTAGCGTATCAATAGGGGATAGAATGTACACAACCGAACAACTGGAAGATGCAATTATATCAGCCCTGGCTGGATTAAAAACGAGCCTGAATGTCAGGACAATAAAAACGTATTATGGAGAGCTGGACAGCGAGGAGGATCTCGCGCGGGCAAGCATGTTGTTTCCCGCTGTTCTTGCCGTATACGGCGGGTCTAATTACATCAAAAAGGGAGCCAGGAAAATCGAAAAGCCGCGATTTTTGCTATTTGTATGCGATAAAAGCCTGCGCAACAATGAAGAATCACGGCGCGGCGGCCCCGGAAACCCTGGCACATATGCAATACTTGAAAGTATACGCGATCTTCTTGTGGGGCAACAATTGTCGCTCGATATCGCACCGTTCGAACTGCTTAGCGTCAATCCGGTTTGGTTCAGCAAGGGTGTGTCAATTTACAGCGCGGAGTATGAGACGGCAGTATATCATTTGTATCCGTCTGTATAGGCGGCAGTAAACAGTAAAAAGTGAATAGTAAAAGGTGAACAGTGAATAGTTAAAACTTTTTCCCTTTCACTTTTAGCATTTAACTAACAAAAAAGGAGGCTTAATATGCCAATGCAGGAACAGCTTGCACAGATAGCGTGCAAGATAGAAACAACCGAGGGCGCAGATATATGGGGCGCGGGGACTCCCCCGGGAGGCGCCGATATTTTCCTTGCCTCTAACATTAAGTTTACACCCGATATCAAGATGGTGACGCGCAAACAGGTGCGCGGAAATAACTCTCCTCAAACGAGCCTTCCCGGCCTGAGATCCGGAAAGCTTTCGTTCGACGTGGAGATGGTGGGTGGATCGTCGGCAGGGCATCCGATCGGATCTGCCAACAGCGGGAATAATTTCGGACTGGCAAGCGCATTAATAGCATGCAACGTACAGCAGACACTGGTAGTTGCGACATCGGGAACATATGCGCCGTGCTCGGATATATCGACGTCCGATCCGTTTTCGAACTGCACAGTTTCCGTTGCATGGATGATGGACGGAAAGATGTATAAGGGCTGGGGCGCGCGCGGCAATGCAAAAATGGTTTTAAATGACGGTGAACCGGGTAAATTATCGATCGAGCTGACCCTTGCCGACTGGAGTGAAGAGGACGAATCCCTGGTATCATCCAGCGTTGTTTATAACAGCCAGACGCCTCCTGTTTTCCAGGGCGCCACATTCAGCCTGGATTCCACATATACGGCAATTATATCCAAGCTGGAGTTTGATCTGGGATGCAAACCGGCGCTACGGCCCGATGTATCGGCGTCCTCCGGATACCGGTCCGCATATATAGCGGGCATCAGGGAGCCTATGGTATCGTTTGACCCGGAAAATGTGCTTGCAGCCACATATGATTTTATGGGCAAATGGCGCGCCGGTACGATCGGGACCCTTTCAGCGCAGTGGGGATCAACGCCATCGCAGTTTACGCTGACATTCGGGTATCTGCAGTACGAGGGCGTATCTTTGGTTGAAAAAGACGGGCTATCCAGGTTCGATATAAAGGCAAGTCCGAAAGGATCATCCGGCGATGACGAATGGGGCCTGGTTATAGTTTAAATTATCAGGGACGTTTAAGCCGTTCCCAAAAAAACAATTAATGACGCATTAAAGGAGATTTAAATGATAATTGTCGACATCAATAAAAAGGATACGGACGGGGAATGGAAGGAGTTTATGCCGGGTCTTGAAATATGCATACGTCCGATATTCCGCAGCACATATCACAGGCTGCGCGACGAGGCCACAGTTGAAGAGGTTGTAATCGAAAACGGAAAAGAGGTTAAAAAGACCAAGATCGACCCAAAACTGCTGGAGACCCTGAATGCGAGACAGGCAGTAGGTGATTGGAAAGGAGTGGTTGACAAGAAAAAAAAGCCCCTGCCATGTACGGACGAAATAAAAGACATAGTGTTCGATCGAATGCCGGGCCTGGCCGTCTGGGCCGTTGCCGAGGCAAACGGGGCTGGCATTTGCGTGGTTAAGGAAAAAGAGGCCCGAGCAAAAAACTTACGGAGTTCGCACGGTGGCAAAAAAAGCGACCCAAAGGCGTGACATGCAGGGGTTGCCGGGTGCTCAGGGCATTGGACCCGGCCAGGGTGCCGGCATCGTGCGAACAATGCGGAAAAATAGATTTACGCACAGACAATGAAGAGGTGTGGGAATTTTTTTGTTTGTATCCCGGGGTAATGAGATTTGAAAATATCGCAGCCCGTATGACGGTTGATTATTCATCTGTAATTGCGATATCTGATCGAATAGGATTAAACCCTGTTGATATTATAGAGGGTCTTGAGGCGATAGCGAGGGGTTATAGTGGAAAATAAGGTTCAGATTATTATAGAGGTAGACCAAAAGAACAGCTCGGCAGAGGTAAAGGCTGTTAGCGGATCTATCGAAGACCTTCGCTCAAAGGTCGACGCGCTGACAAAAGAGTACTCGCAAAACACATCGGCTGCAGGGAAGGCGTCCAAGGCTAAAAAGGATTTGTCTGATAACACAGACAAGGCCACAGGCGGGATGAAAAGACTCAGGGCGCAGGCGAGCGACCTTACCAAGATTGTGAGCGGCCTGGCTGCCGCGTGGGGGGCATGGAAGCTGGCAGGCTTTATAAAAGATTCGGCCCTGCTCGCCCCGCGCGTCGAAACGCTAGGGGTAGTGATGGAGGTTGTCGGCAGGAATGCAGGCTATTCTGCGACCGAGATGAACAAATACGAGGAAAGCGTTAAGAGCATGGGCATTACCAGCACGGCCGCGCATGAGGCTGTGATTAAGATGACCCAGGCGCAGCTTGATCTGACCAAGGCAAGCGACCTTGCGCGTATATCCCAGGACGCTGCGGTTATCGGCGTAATGAATTCATCCCAGGCATTCGAGACCATTCTGCACGGCATTACCACATTGCAGCCGGAGGTTTTGCGGACGGTCGGCATTATCGTAAATTTTGAACAGGAGTACTCGAAATTTGCGGCGGCAAACGACCGGACAATAGCATCGCTTTCCGGGGCCGAAAAACAGCAGATAGCCATGAACGCGGTATTTGAGGCAGGAACCCGAATTGCCGGGACGTATGAAGCGGCAATGGAGACCGCAGGGAAAAAGATTACATCGCTGGACCGGTATATCGAGGAATTAAAGGAATCGATAGGCATCGCTTTCGGACCGGCAACGTCATCTATTATTGACAGCATAGGCGATGCAATAAAGATCTTCGGCGAGGAAATAGAAAAAGAGAGCACGCAGCAGGCGCTCGCAGAAATAGCCAGGCTTGTCGGTGAACTGGCAACTATTGCAACGGATAATCTGCCGGGCGGACTGCAGGTTGCGGTGGGAGCATTGAAAATATTCACAAGCGGCATATTTACAGTATATGGCGCACTGGAAATGACAGGCATATCAATCGCCAAGTGGTCTGCAATGGCTGCCGATTTGCTGACGGGTAATTTCAGCCAGGCCATGGAAACGTGGCAGGCAGGCCGTGAGGATATGGCAAAAAGCTTTGATGATATGGTAACGCGCGTCGATAATCTCTGGAATAAAAGCGCTGCGACAAGTAAAAAATCTACAGAGGCTGCAAAAGAAGAGGCTGACGCGGTTAAGGAATCATTTAAAGAGCGCAGGGAGGCTGCAAAAAAGGCTGCAGAGGCAGAGGCAGAGGCCCTGGAACAGGCCAAACAACTAAGGAAGCAGGATGAAAAATCGCTTTCTGAATGGCTGGAGACCAAGGAGAGAATAGGCAAATCGGCAACTGAGATCGAATTGGCCGAATTACAGAAACAAAAAGACGCATATGCCCGCATTGTCGAAGATAAAGTTGACCTGGAACAATGGTGGGCGGATGAAAAATCGAAGATAGAGGCCCAGGCTGCGGATGATACCGCTGCACTGTATGAAGAGCTATACAAGGCTACCGGCAAGGCGGCCTACGCCGACGCGGCCATAGAGAACATGCAGAGGGTACTGGATGCCCAGGAGGCGGCATGGGCTCAAATACTGGACAGCGATGATGACGCACACATGTTAAGGGTTATACGCGAGGAGGAATATGTTCAGTCTGTTTATGATTCCCTGGATATGGTTATTGATGCAGAGGAAAGCGCCGCAAACAAAAGGATTGAAATTGCGAATGACCTGGCCGACAGGAGAATAGCCGAGGAAGAAAGGGCCGGCAGGCAAATAGCCGACGCGGACCGGAATAGCAGCAGTGCAGCCGGACCCGAGGTATCAGGATTTACCATTTACCATTACGGCGGCCGCAATTACGGCTCGCTTGCAGCAGTCGAGGCCGCCATTGAGGCCGTAAAAAAAGCGGCGGCAGACGCTTCGGAGCAAACAATAACGCGGATAAAATCCGAGGCCGCGCTGGCAGAGGCAAGAGAAAAATCAGAAGAGGCGCGCGTAAACGCGGAAGAAAAATATCAAAACGCCCTGGAACGGCAGGCCGATGCTATAGACCGCGTCAATGATGCACAGAAGGATTATATCGACGAACTGAAATCGCTCGATTTTTCCGACGTTAAAGGTGTTAACAGAATAGGCAGCCTGAGCGGCGTAATGGGATCTATATACAGCGCAATGGATACGATAGGTCTTGGGTCTTTGTCAAGTAAAACACAGCTTAATACGCTGAGCCAGTTGTTTTTCGGCGGGTTGAATGACCTGGGGCTTCTTGATTCGGAAAATCTGCTGGATTATCTGAACACGATGATCTCGTTGACCGCAGACAGCTATGCGGATGAGATCTCGGCCAGGGAGGCGGCAATAAATGCATTAAAAACCGAGACGGAATTCCGGCAGAACATGATCTTATCCGAAAGCCTGGCGCCGTCGTTGAGCTACGAGTCTTATCAGAATGTATATGCCGATCTGTATGCCGGCGCAACTACTGCAGAGGGCTATAAAGAATTTTTAAGCTTTCTGGAAGGTGAGTATTTGCCGTTTATGCGGACATACTATGATGGAAATGAAGCGTACCTTAATATATGGGACAATATATTCGGATCAGGAGGGGTTCTGGACTCGCTGGCCGGGGATATGACAGGCGCCGAAGGCCGTTCGATCGAAGACATTCAGGGAGAAGCGCTCGATGAGTTGCTATCGATTGTAAATATTATGGATTCGGGCGGGTCGTTGTTTTCCATGCTGGATGATAATGCCAAGGCGCAACTGGGCTATTCACAGTCGTTTCTGGACACACTGAAAGAACAACTGGGTTATTCGCAATCGTTTCTGGACACACTGAGCGGACAATCAAGCAATATTGAGAGCACTGCTGCCAATACGCTGGGCACGGAGGTTAATACTGCGCTGCTTAAAAACCTGATATCGTTTGTGGGGTCTGCGGATGTATATGAGGTGGGTGGTGCTTATTATAACGCAGAACAGGTTGAATTACTGGCATCAAAGGCCGCAAATGTTGGGGGAGGATTTCGGCTGACCCTTGGCGGTGAAACGTATACTTCGATTGACCAGCTTGGCGGACGCAAAACCGTGTATCCGACCGATGAAAATAATGACAATATCTATGAATATACATCGCCGATAAACAATCCTGTTGCAGAGACATACGTGGGCTCGGTCAATATAGGCGGAAAGTGGTATACATCCGATTATGTGCAGAGCATGATAGACAGCAGCAATTACGGCAGAACAACGATAGGCGGCACAGTATATACGGACACAGAGTTGTCAAATCTATTATCAGGGCAGACGTGGCAGCCAAGCACTTATAATTTTGCAAGCAGCGGGGCAAGCGCCTGGACGCCTTCCATGCCTGAATTTATAAAAAAATGGTCTACTTCCGGCATGGTTGCGCCGGATGTTGATATGCAGGGTAACCCCCTAATGGGGTATTATCCTATGCCAAATACGTTTACAATTCAGCCGCTGTCCGTTTCGGGCGGCTACTGGGATAATGCATGGGTTGAGTATTCCGGCAACTTTCCAGACTGGTATACAAAAAGCAAGATCGGAGAAACGGTGAAGATACCGGATTTATCGTCAGACCAGGTGATTGAGATTACAGCAACGCCATGGGGCAGCATTGGCTCTGAAAAATTTTCAGGCGTGCCTGTTACAGGCATTATAACCATAGCCGATAAAGAATCGATTTGGGACGAAGGAAAAAAGGGTACGCCGGGTTTGAGATATGATTTTTACAGGGAGGGCGGATTGGCGAAAGCCCCTGCGATAGCGGGAGAATACGGCGAGGAGTGGATAGTTCCCACTTACGAACCTGAGCGGTCCCGGTTTTTGGGTTCTGCGCCGGCATCCTTTTGGAACAACATAAACGGAGGATCAGGGGCGCCTGCAATAGATTATGACGCGATAGGCCGCTCTGTGGCCCGGGCGCTTATGGCCGGAAAAGAGGGTCGCGAACCTGTGCATATACACCTGCATATAGATGGCCGGGAGATCGCGAACGTTACAGCGGATCAGCTCGACAATGGAAATGACAGACTGCTGACGGCCATACAAAGGAGGCTAAACTAGCATGTACACGCCCTATGATTATCTTGATCCTGTTACGCCTGATGTCAGCTCGTTTACCCTGGGGGAGGGAGCGTATGAGATAAATCCCCAGGGCATATTCTACGACGGGGGAGGCAAAACTCAGGAGGTGCATCTGGGCGACGACGGCAGCGAGGAGCGCATAGACCTGGGCGATGATGAGGCAATATTTTATTTTATTCTGCAATGGGAAGCGCTGGAGGCCAACGAATCAGGCGTGATCTATGACATATATTTCGACCCCGCCAAGGCCAATGCAAAGGCAAACTCTTTTAAATTCGCGCACCCTGACCCTGATGACGGGCATACATATGTCGTTCGTTTTGATTGTGATCTGGAGAGGGCCAGGCAGTCGTATGATGTCTATGGCATATTTAATATCCGGTTGAGGATATTGGGAGTCATCGAGGACCC